ATATTTTGTGGTTGGTTTGAACCTCTCAAATCAACCACTTATTCCGAATACCCCTGATTTCTTCGCTCGCGGCGTCATGACGCTTGCGGATGGTGCAAAGAAGATGCGAGCCGTGCAGGTCCGACTTCTAGCGGATGAGATACGCGATGACCTCGAGCATGTCGAACCTTACGGCTTCTCGAGTGAGCCGCATCCAGAGGCAGAGGCTTTCACGCTCTTTTTTGATGGTGATCGATCGCACGGGATTGTTTTCACGATTGCAGATCGACGCTATCGACTGAAGCCGCTCAAGACAGGCGAAGTCGCAATCTTTGATGATCTCGGTCAGAAGGTCCATCTCACGCGCGAAGGCCTTGAGGTCTACACGTCTGGTTGGCTGCATGCAACTGTTGACAAAGATGTAGAAATTACTGTGGGCGGAAACGTCACGGCAAATGTCGGCGGCAACGTCACAGAAACCGTCGGCGGTGATGCTTCTGTAACTGTGAGCGGTAACGCCGCGCTGAAGGCCGCGGCAGTCACGATTGACTCTGCGACGCTTCATGTCACCGGTGCAACGACGATTGATAAGAGCTTGACCGTTCTCGGCGGCCTTGCGGTCAGCGGCGGATCCGGCGCAAGTGTCGAGGGTTCTCTCACTACGACAGGCGACGTTACGGCCAGCGGCATCTCGCTCACGTCTCACACGCATACAGAACAGGGTGATCGTGCAGAAACTTCTGGGCCGCACTGAGGGGTAAATCATGGAACTCATGATCAACGGTCAGGAAGCTGACATCTCGAATTTTCAGGCTGATGAGCTGGTGCAAGCTGTGCTGATCAGCCTTTTTTCTTGGCGCAAGTCGGAGGACGATGACGGCATCAAAGCGCCGAAGCGTCAGGGGTGGTGGGGCGATACCTTCGCAAGTGTTAAAGGCGATCGTATCGGCTCACGCCTCTGGCTTCTTCAACGCGAAAAGGTTTTGCCGAGCGTAATGCGACGTGCTGAGGAGTACGCAAAGCAAGCTCTCCAGTGGCTGATCGATGACCATCTAGTTGAAGGCATCGAGGTCCGCGCAGAGCGCGGCGGTATTGAGAGGCTTGACCTTCACGTTGTTTGTTTCAAGCGTCAAAGCGAAAGAGCTTTTGATGCGGTTTTTAAGGACGTATTAAATGGCGTTTGAAAGACCAACGATTCAAGAGCTGATCGCTCGCATCCAGTCGGACGCTGAAAGCCGCATGGGCAAGAAAGCGATGCGTTGGACGCTCGTGCCTGTGCTCAGCCGCGTTATTGCTGGCGTGTCGCATGCTCTTCATGGACGCATCTCCTTTGTGCTTCGACAGGTTTTCAGCTCGACGGCTGAAGGTGCATATCTGGAGCGCAGAGCGTCTGAGTACGGCATCTATCGCAAGCAGGCCTCGAGCGCGACCGGCACAGTGACTTTTGTCGGTGAGTCTGACGTGCCGTCCGGCACTCAGATCCAGACTGACGACGATGTGATCTACATCACGACTGCTAAAAGCGTTGATGGCGTTGCGCCGATCAGGGCCGTTGCGGCCGGATCAAACGGCAATGCCTCTGCCGGCATGGAGCTTCGCTTGATCTCTCCGATCACGGGTGTCCAGTCGACGTGTACCGCAGGCGAACTCACGGGCGGGGCTGATGCAGAAGACGACGAGTCGCTTCGTGACCGTCTTCTTCAAAGGCAGAAGAATCCTCCGAAGGCGGGGACGAAGGCCGACTATGTCTCTTGGGCTCTCGCAGTCAGTGGCGTTACGCGCGCGTGGTGCTACCCGCAGGAGCTTGGGCAGGGTCACGTGACTGTCCGCTTCATGACGGATGGGATGACCGAGAACGGCATCCCGAACCAGACGATGATCGAACGCGTCACGGACTACATCGAGCACCAGATGCCTGTGACCGCCGTCCTTCACGTCGAAGCCCCGATCCCGAAAAAGCTCGACATCACGCTCGATGTCTTCCCCGAGGACGAGAAGATCAAGGCGAAGATCCAGAATGCCATCGAGGGCGTGATCCTCTCCGAGGCCGTCCCCAGCGGTCCGATCCTGCGTACGTCTCTTGACCGCGCAATCTCGTCGGTCGGCGAGGTGAGCTCCTATCGACTCATCAGCCCGACTGAAGACGTGCCGACGAAGACGGGCGAGATCCTGGTGCCGGGAAAGATCACGTGGGAGTGATCGTATGGCACTGACTGAATCTCACTACACGCACCTAGTCAACGCGTTGCTACCTCGAGGTCCGATCTGGTCCCGACGAGTCGGCAGCACGATTGATGCGGTGCTTTACGCACTCGCAATGGAGGCGGCCCGCGTCGACGAACGCGCACACGCCGTCATCGAGGAGTCAGACCCGCGCACCTCGATCGAGGAGCTGTCTCTCTGGTTTGAGGAGTGGGGCATTCCGAGCGAGTGCCTTGCGGCAATCGCCGACCCTAGTCGCGAGCAGATGCGACAGGAGCTCCTCGCCAAGATCACATCAAATCTTGGTTTGACGGCAGCCTTCTTCGAGAGCCTCGCGGGCACCTTGGGCTTTCACGCCAAGGTCGAGTCGACGAAGCCTTTCACGTGCGCCAGCCGCGTCGATCACGGGCTTTTCGACGACTCCTGGTCGAGCGTGATGACGCTCATCATCTCGATCGAAGAGGACGGCGGGCTTCGCTATTTCGATGTGTCCTGCGGCGTTGATGAGCCGTTGGGACGTTGGGGCAATGCGCTTCTTGAGTGCATGATCAGAGCCTTGGCCCCGGCTCATGTTTTTGTGATTTTTTTCTACGGAGATAAGCGATGAGTCAAGGCTATTGGCAGTCTGGCGCGATTGAGTCGCCGCCTGACCTGTCGACTCTGTCATCTAAGGGGTACCCGACGAGCGGCAACCCGCAGACGGGCACGCCCGCAACCTATCCGGGTGCCGCATGGTTCTACGTCATCGATCAGATGCGCATGACGATGCTCTATGCCGCAGGCATGAAGCCGTCCGAGCCGCCTTCGACGACGGAATTTCTTTCTGCGGTTCAAAGCTTCAATTGGGCGCAGGACAACACTTTGAAGGGCTCTGTCCTCAAAGCGGGCACGATCCCTGCGACCGCTCTGGCCGATCGCTCGGTCACGGCTCAGAAGCTCGCGACGTCGATCGACCTCAAGGGCGGCGGCGTGACGCTCTGCCTGAAGACTTTCACGACGTCTGAGCTTGCAGGTGTGACGCTAGCGAAGGGCGAGCTTGCGCTCAATAGCGAGACCTTGGGTCTCTACGTGGGTGATGGCTCCGCGAAGGGCGGTCACTTGGTCGGCGGCGAGGTCGCTGCTGAAATGATTCAGGTCAAGACGATTCTCTCTCAGCTCTCGAATGCTGTCGCCAAGTTGGGCGGCACGACTCAGCCTTTCTCGGAGTAAATGATGACGATTTCTAATCCTTCTCTCACTCAAATCTCGCAGGCGCTCGCCGAGATGCTTCCGAAGCTGAAACCGCTCTCGGTTCCTACGGGCATGATCTCGGCTTTTCACACGGTTCCTGAGGGTTGGCTTCAGTGCAACGGTGCGGCTGTGAGCCGCACGACGTATGCCGCGCTGTTTGCCGTCATTGGAACGAAGTACGGCTCCGGTGACGGTTCGACGACGTTCAACCTGCCGAATCTGCATCACAAGTTCATCGAGGGCACGAACACCACTTCCGAGGTCGGGCAGTCGGTGTCGGCGGGCTTACCGAACATCAGTGGACGACTCGGCGCATACGACTGTGACAACTCCAAATTCTCAGGGCCATTTCAATATGTAGGCAAGGAAGGCGGCGTCTCATCTGTATGGCATAGCGTTCCGTACGCGAATTTTGACGCCTCGCGTTCATCGTCAAAATACGGCTCTTCGTCAACCGTCCAACCAGAGTCCATCCGCCTGATCCCTTGTATCAAATCTTGATGCAAGGGATGAGCCTCAGTGCCGAAGGCTGCACTGTGGAGCTTTGGCCGTAGACCGAGGAAGAGCGAGAGGCCATGAATGACGATTGACCGATGCAACTCTCGGAGCTGATTGTGGTTCCGGGGTACAACTTCAAGACATTAAACGCGCCGCCAGTCCAACCGCCGCTACCGTAGTCAAGTCCCGTCACAGTGCCCGTGATGTTCGGTCCGAACATCACGGGTACATTTACTGAGCACGGGAATACCTCAGGGCTGAAATGCACTGGAGCATTTACTGGGGAAGCACGCATCGGCTTGAATTCTAATCAAGGTGGCGCTTGGGACGGAGGCCGCGTAACGATGAACTCATCACGTTCTTCGTCTGTGTACGGAGCGGCGTCGACCGTCCAGCCCTCATCAACCCGCCTGTTGTATTGCATCAAATCTTGATGCACAGCATCAAGCGAATCGAGGCTGGTTGAACGACAGATGACGAACCATAGGTGCTGTTAGCAGCTCTAGCGGAAAAATATGGACTGTCCCAAGTGTTCTCGTGTCCAGAGGAACCGCCGCTCCAGGTACTGCCACGCTTTGTCTGTGAAAAAACGCCTGTATAGCTTGCGTCGTCGCTAAAGTCTGACTTACTAAGATACCCTGTGATGTTCGGAACTCGGATTTGCTAGGCGTAGAGCGATCCCAACGCCGTGCCTGGCACATAGGCGGGTTTCGACGGATAACCGATGAAACCCGCGATGGGAGCTACTTCCAGTCGATCATGCCGGCACTTTCAGCACAAGCGCGGACGTGCTCGCTCCAGCGCTCCATAACTGAGCGTCTGGCGTCGAAAAAGTCGGAGCGCTGATAAGCCCTGCTCACCTGAGTACCGACGTCGTGACTGAGGCACATCTCGGCAACGTCAAAAGGGACAGCTTCGTCAGCCAACCACGATCGAGCGATCGAGCGTAGTCCGTGCGCGACGAGTCGACCCTTGAGTTCAGTCGAGTGCAGGTGCTTCGCAAGCGCCTGAGCGCTGATGTGCCTTCCAGTCACGCGGGCCGCGAAGACGAAGGCGCAGCGAGGATGCGGAGAAAGCGCCGCTTCGCGCTCGAGGAGCTCCCGCATGAAGCCAGTCAGTGGCAAGCGAAAGGGCTTGCGCTTTTTCATGTGTTCGGCGGGGATCTCGATCACGTCGTCGTGGATCCATGACTTCTCGAGCTTGGCGTTCTCGCCCGGACGGAGCATCGAGCAGAGCGAGAAGAGAAAAAGTATTTGCATCCGCTCGGGCGCGTCCGCCATGACACGCATCACCTCGGGCAGATCTTTCCACCCGACGGCTGGCATCGGCGTCACGGTGGGCGGGGCGAAGACTCTCGAGACTCTGGCGAGCGGATTGTGCTCTATGTAGCCTGCGCAAACCGAGAGGTCAAGGATCTCGCGAAGGCGCATGAGCACGCGCTTGAGCGTTGCCTGCTTTCCGTCCTTTTCTATCGGGTGCACGGTGCGGATGACGAGTGGGGCGGTGATCTCGTCGAGCTGACGATTGCCGATCGGCTCGATGATGTAGCGCTCAAGGCGACGGCGTTCGTCCTGGTAGCTCACGATCTGGGGCTTTTTGAGGCGGCACCAGAGACGAAAAGCGTCTTTCAGTACATAGCCCTTCGGTGGCTCAAGCCCGATGTCCTTTCGCAGGCGTCGGGCTTTTTGTCGTGCCTGCGCGAGATTCATGTCTGGGTACTCGCCGAGCTTTTTGTCGGCGACACGGCTCGATGAAGACGTGCGCAGATACCAGATCTTTTTGCCGGACGGCATGACGCGGAGCGTCAACCCGTTGCCGTCGGCGATTGAATACCTTTTTTCACGCGGCTTCATTGCCGCGATTTTTTTAGAGGAGAGAGTAGTCACATGACCTCCGAGTTCAAGACGGCGTATCGCTTTGATGACGCCGGTTACTTCGAGCACGAGCTGTCCGTCCAAGTGATTGACGGCGAAGCGCTCATGCCGCCGTCCGCAACCTTGCTGCCTCCCTGGGGCGATGCAAAGCCGGACGACAAGGTTTTCTACCGCTTCGACGGCGAGTCGTGGAAGTCGGAAGCAAAGCCAACCTGCGCTGCTGAGTGCGTGGGCGTCGTGATCTCTCACACGACGATCACGCCGCATGACGAGGAAATGCGCGAACTGATCCGCAGGTTCGCCCAAGAAGAGGGATACCGAGAAAAGCGCGGCGAGGACCTATCGTGGAGCGTCGAGAAGATTCCTGAAAAGACTGAAGCCGAGAAGCGGGAAGAAGCTGAGAAGTCCGTTCGCGCAAAGCGTGACAGCCTGATCTCTGAGACTGACTACCTTCTTGCCTCTGACTACCCGATCAGTGCCGAGGATTTGGAGGCGGTCAAGGTTTATCGACAGGCTTTGCGAGACGTTCCGCAGCAGGAAGGTTTTCCCTTCGATGTCGTGTGGCCTGATCTTCCTGTGATCGTCGCAGAACGATAAGGAGACGGTATGGCAACGGCCCTCGATATTCATGTCGATCAAGGATCGGACGTTCGGGTTCCGATTGCCTTCATCGATGATTTCTCTGAGCTTGACCTGACCGGCTACACGGCCCGCATGGAGATTCGCTTGTCAGCATCAAGCAAAAGGGTGGTTGATCGGCTCACCACCGAGAACGGGCGCATCTCGATCGAGAAGGGAACGCTCACGCTCTTCTGGTCACACGAGATCACCGAATCGCTCTCTGCCGGGCGATACGTCTATGACCTCGAGCTTGTGTCAGCGGGCGGGGAAGTTTCGCGCGTTCTAAGCGGCCGAGTTCACGTATGTAAGGAGGTAACGCAATGGCCTGTGGCGAATGCGTAATTCCGCCGTTGGGGTACCCGGGGTGCTATCCGACCGCGATACCCACTGACGTCGGGCGACGCATCGTGCGTGTGAGTGTTCCGGGCTTACAAGGACCGCCGGGCGAGACTGGCGCGCTTGGCTACTCAACTCGCACCTGTGCATCCCTCGGCGCTTTCGAAACGAAGGCGCTTGAAAATCTGCGACCTGAAAAGGGTGCCCAGCCCGGAGATCAGGTTGCAAATGATCGCGGACAACTCTTTTTAATCACTGCCGTCACTGAGTCGACTTTCACCGTTGGTGAAGTAGTTGGCAACGTTGGCGTTCAGATCGATGACGAAGATTTGTCCGCGACTTCCGTTTGGTCCTCGCAAAAAGTACAGGAACGAATTGGTTCTCCTGTCGACTTTGTGAAGATCTTTGAATCGGAACTTGATAGTTCTGAAAAGTAAAAAATCCATTTTGGAGTAATTGAAAATGGCTGAAATCAGCAAGTCTCTTGAATCCCGTGTTTCCGAATTTGCCGCCCGTACTGGCCAGGAAATTAAGAAAGTCCGCGGCGAAATCGCTACCAGCAACACGGCCGCCGAAGCGCTGACCCAGCGCGTCGCTGCCAACGAAGGTGCCATCACCGCTCTTCAGGGCGAAGTCGCAAAGAAGGTCGAAATCGACGACGCTCAGGCTTCTGCTACGAAGACCTATTCGTCTCAGAAGGTCGACTCCCAGATCACTGCTGCAAAGCAGTCTGTGAAGAACGATCTTCTCGGTGGCGCTGGCGAAGCCTACGACACCCTGAAAGAGCTCGCTGACGCTCTCGTCACGAACAAGGACGCGATCACCGCCCTTCAGCAGATCGCTCAGGGTCACGTCCAGTTCGACAAGTCTCAGTCTCTGAACGACGAGCAGAAGAAGCAGGCTCGTGCGAACATCGGCGCTTTGAGTGCCGCTGTCGAAAAGTCTGGCATTGCCCTCGACACGCTGACTGAAGAAGGCTCTTACGTCGTCACGGGTGCTACTGGTCTTCCTGCCGACTTCACGGCTGATCCCGTTTTTGTGACTGTCACGAAGGCCGGCACTGCCACGGTTCAGATGTTCGGTGGCGTTCAGGGCGCTGAGTACAAGCTTTTCGCTCGCACTGCGGCCGACGGCGCTTACGGCGAGTTTGCTCAGATCGGTGCTAAGACCGACCTTACCGACTACGCGAAGAAGCCCGAAGTCACTGCCGAGATCGAGGCCGCAGTCAACCCCGTGAAGACGACCGCCGAGGCCGCCAAGACCAAGTCGAACGAAAACGCCGGCAAGATCACGGCTCTCGAGGCTACGGTTGGCGAGCACACGACGAAGCTCACCTCTCTCGAAAGTCAGGTTCAGACGAACACGGCGGCGATCCAGAATAACGCCGGTGACATCACGACGATCAACGCAAACATCGGCACGAAGCAGGACTTCGTCGCCGCCTTTGAAGCCGCTCTGGCCTAAGGGGTGAGCTATGGCAGACGCATCTCACGATCGCGATCTGCTCAACGCTGCGGCCGCCTTCATGGCGGCTGCGGCGCGCCGCACGCCTGGTCCTTTAAATGCCGAGGTCAAGCTCGCGGTCGAGCGCATCGCAAAAGAAATTAAGGCTATCCGCGCTGAGGTAGGAGGCGATAACTCTTTGCAGGGTCGAGTTGAGGCACTGGAAGCGGCCCTCGCCGACATCGCCTTTAACGAGAAGCTTTTGGCGAATGGCTTGGCGAAGTCGACGTCTCAGACGCCGCCGTTTTCAGTAACTTTGACGCTCGCAGGGATGCCTGGTGGTTCAACTGTCACGTGGACAGTTGACGGGAAGTCGACCACGGGGGCGAGCGTTAGCACCTACATCGGCGCTCAAGTTTCATGGTCTGTGTCGTGTACTGGATATCGCACAAAGACTGGAACGGTCAGCGCGCTCTCGACTCAGACGATCAACGTCACGCTCGAGGAGCTCCAGGCTGTGGATATCGTGCTGTCTGGCGATTTCTCTGACCCGCACAATCAACTGACCAGCCTCGTCGACGGCTCTAACTTCCAGATCAGCGGGACGAGCATCCAGAACGGTTCTACGTCGTACAACAAGGACTCTGGCACGTCTTACGGCTACATCCAGCTGACGACAAAGGAATCGACGACGCTTTCGATTACTGCGTCCGTAGGCTCTGAAAGCAATTACGACTTCGGTGGTGTCTACGTAGGCACAAAGATCTACAAGCCGACTCAAAGTCAAGCGAAGTCTAAGACGACTGACGGCAGTGGCTCATACCTGATGTCAATCTCTGGGTCTGTTTCGTCGAAGGCGTACACGATGACGCTCCAGGCAAATTCGACGTACTACTTGAGCTTCTTCTATGTGAAGGATGGCAGTGGTAATTCGAATGGGGACAGGTTCAATGTCACTGAGATTAAGTATCGCGCAGTCGTTTAAGGAGGCAGAATGGTTTTCATCAAATGGCTTTTGTGCGGGTGTCTTTCTATCCCGATGACGATTTTGGGCAAGGCTCTTTGTTGGGTCTTGCCCTTTTTTGTTGACGAGGAAACGAAGCGTCTTCCGAAGTGGCTCGACTGGTTCATGACCGATGACAACGATGCCGACGGTGACGCTGGGCACTGGGAGCGCAATCCCGGCACGGGGAAGTGGGCGACCTACGTACGTCGTACAAAGTGGTTCTGGCGCAATACTTGCTACGGCTTCGATCGCGAAGTTGTTGGCATCAAGTGCTGGTCGACAGACGTCATCGAATTCACTGGTGACGTCGATGTCGGTCGCAAGCCTTTTCGTCCGGGGGCAAACTGGCATCACCTGTATCGCAACGGCAAGCTGATCGGCTTTCAGTGGTACTTCGTGTGCGCATGGCCGTGGGGACTCTTCCCGAAGCGTTGCATTCGCGGGAACTTCGGCTGGAAGCTCTGGGCAAATAAAACCGAAACGGAAGATTGGGCCCAGTGGACAGGCATGTGCAATCCGTTTTTCAATCGGGAGGACTAGATGTGTGATGAGCCGACGACACCGCTGAAGCGCTTTGCCGCGACACTCACGTCAGGTACTGCGTCAGGAGCAGTCAAAGCCTCACCTGGTGTTGCTGTGACGGGGCTGACTGTATACGGATTTCCGGTTGAAACTTGGGTTAGCGTTCTGACTTGCCTGTACCTGTTTTTCATGATAGTCGGCTGCCTCCCGAAGACGATTGACACGATCCTGTATCTCTACAGACTGGCGCATCCAAAGCGAAGCCAGACCGTTGTCCCGGTCTCGAAGCGCGATGATCGCGGAGAGATGATCCGTGTGCTGGCGAAGGCTGAAAAGGCAAAGGAGGGGAAGGGTGAGTCTTAAGAAAAGGCTAGCCGTTGGAGTCCTGTCGCTTTCTGCGGCAGGACTCCTTTCCATAGCGGGATATGAGGGCTTCAGCGACAAGGCGTACATTCCTATTGAAGGAGATGTGCCGACTATTGGCTTTGGATCGACGCAGGGCGTGAAGATGGGGGACGTGATTACCGTGCCGCAGGCGCTTGATCGTCTTCGACGTGACATTACGGTGGCGGAATCTGCCATTGCGCGATGCGTGCGGGTCCCGCTCTCGCAAGGCGAGCTCGATGCGTACACGTCCCTTGCCTTCAATGTTGGCACGGATGCATTCTGCCGATCGACGCTCGTGGTCAAGCTCAACGGCGGGGATTACGCTGGGGCGTGCGAAGAGATAAAGCGCTGGGTTTATGCCGGCGGTCGCCGGGTGCCTGGTCTTGTAGCTCGTCGTGAGAAAGAGTACGCGACTTGCGTAGGAGATGTGCGATGAAGCTGAAGGTTTGGGCTACCGCCCTTGCATTATGCGTCGCATTCGCGGCTGGGTATCGGTACTCTGCCGCGCTTTACGGTGCGGACATTGCCGCCTTGCGCGAGGATTATGCGACTCGCGCACAGGCGTTGGAGGCGAAGTATCGTGAGAAAGAACGGGTGCAATATCAATCTTTGGTGGAGGCGTGGCAGGCGCGTGATGAGGCTTTGTCTCTCGTCGACGCTCTTAACGGTGACATTGACCGGGTGCGCGGTGAAGCCGCAGCCGCCAAGCGTAGATTGTCCGCAAACTCCGCAGTTGCCTGCAAGTCTGAGCGAGAGCAGCTTGCCCGATGCGCAGACTTACTCGAAAGAGGCACGGAGTTGGTTCGAAGAGGTGTCGAGCTTTCTGAGCGGACTGCGATAGACAAAGATGCAGTCGTGAAGATCGTCAGCCAGTGACGAAGTCGTAGACGAACTTAGACGAAATCGAGCATTTTGGAGGTGGCGCCTAACAGGGGCTTGAAACGACGAAGTTCTCTCTACAGCAACGATATTTAGCGGCGCCCTAGGTGGCGTCCTACTTGAGCGATGGGCAGACTTTTCTCAGCGAATTGCGATAGACAAGGACGTCGTTGTAAAGATGAGTAGCAGGTAGGTGGCTGGTAGGTGGTAGGTAGGCGTGTGCAGACGTCACTTTCAAACTGACGGTCAACTTTAAAGTGACGGTCATTTTCAAACTGACTGTCGCTGAAAAGCCCCTGCGGGCGTTGAACCTGCGGGGGCTGACCTTGCAAGTCCGGCTCGACATGATGTACGATCCCAGACTGCAGATCTACTGCAATTCGCCTTCTCGCATACTCTCGCAGGCGTTCGCGTCGCACGGTGGCCGCACCACAAACACTAGATATAGTGTGGTAAGACGTGGTAAACACAAGATGTAGTAGGTGTAAGAGGGTATAGCGCGGTAGAGTTACTGCAGATTTACTGCAGAGCTACTGCAGGCTAACCCAACCTACTTCAACATCATGTCTACCATCCTCAAAAGAGGCGACAAGTACCAGGCGCAGGTCTGTATTGCAGGTCAGCGCTTCGCAAAAACTTTCGCCAAACTCTCCGACGCCCGACGATGGGCGCTCGCCCGTGAGGCCGAAGCTGAAGAAGGCTTCGCCCGCAATTCCCGTGCTCCTCTCTCTGACGCCATCGAGCGCTACAGGCGAGAGGTCGCCTCATATCAAGCCCACTGCCGCCATGCACTGGCGGTCTTCGGCTACCTCCTCTCCGATCCCATCGCTCAGCTGCCGACCTACGCCGTCACGTCCGAGGACATCCTTGGGTGGATGGAAAGGCGTCGCACGGTCCCGTCGCGCGCGACCGGGAAGATCGTCACCGAAGCTACGATACGGCGACAGCTTGAGATGATCTCAGGCTTCTTCTCCTGGGCGGTCGAGCAGAAGCTCATCAAGGTAAATCCGTGCCGTGGCGTCAAGAAGCCCGCAGAATCCGACGCCCGTGAGCGCATCGCCAGTGACGACGAGATCGAGCGCCTGAAGATCGCCGCCGGGTGGGAAGAGGGCATGATCCCTCGCACGAAGACGCAGCGCGTCTGCGCGGCCTTCGTCCTCGCTTGCCTCACAGGCATGCGCTCGGGCGAGATGATGCGCATCGAGCGCTCATGGATCAGGGGAAACGTGCTCTGGATCCCAATGGAAGCGACGAAGACGGAACACTTCAGGAAGATCGCCTTGAGCGACCGCGCCCGCAAGATCCTTGATGACGTCGTCTCGCTCGGCATCGAGCCGTCCATTTGGGGGCTGTCTGACGGGAGCCGAGACAGTCTCTGGCGAAAGATTCGTGATCGTGCTGGTCTCGGCGAGGTGCGCGACTCACAGGGGCGTCTCATCGAGCAGGCTCTGCACTTCCATGACGGCCGTGCGACTTTCTGCACGTGGGCGGCCTCCCCAGGCGAAGACGGTGCGCCTCGCCTCGATGTCATGTCGCTAGCCCGCCAGACTGGACACCGGAGCGTCAAGATGCTCATGCGCTACTACCGACCTGACGTGTCGACCTTCTCCGACCGTCTCAAATGAAAAAAAGGGGGAGCCTCCTTGTGGAAGCTCCCCTTTGTTCACATCTGAGAGGATCTTCGTCGGTCGATCCAGTGAAAAACCTCGCCTGCGTACCACCTCTTCTCGCGTGATCCGAGATATACCGGGGCGGGGAAGGACTTGTCTGCGATCATCGACCTGAAGACCGAGCCGTCAGGCGGAAAGCCCGTGAGCGCTGCGATGTCTCGCGTCGAGAGCAGGCCCTTGGGGGCGGCGGCTCGGGCGATCAGGCCTGCGGCACGCTCGACGATGTCCTTCTGCATGCCGTCTGTCAGTGGAAGCGTCGTCATCGGTTTTCTCCTATCTCAGGAAACTGGCATGCGACCCGCTTTCGGATGTCCCCTTTCATCTCGACTGGCATTCCTCGTCCTCCTCGTCTCTCAAAACTCCTACCCAACACTCCATCGGGAAGGCAACCCAACGCAGTTTTCCCTCAAAGTGGAGTTGCATAGCCCAAGACAAACCGTACTCTTTGCCTCCCGGCGTTTGGTTCGCCACAAGCCGCAGGTTTTTCTCGCCCTTGCGGATGTCCTCCGCGGAGATCCCCTGCTTGAGCAGGCTTTCATACGTTTCTTTGTTGAGTTTCCCTGATCCCTTTATCATTCCTCGTCCTCCTTGATCTTCGATAGCAAGAACGTCTTGAGCACAAGTGCAGCATCGTCTTGCGAAACCTTGCTCACGTCATCCGTCACTTTTTTGAAAAGAGGAGTGCCAGAGCCGTCAACGATGATGCACGTCCGAATTTTCTTATTCGTTGTGAAGCTATCATTCGTTGTGAAGTGGACTCCATAACGCTTGCCGTTGACGTAGAACTCATAACCCCAGATGTTCTGAGTGCCATCGATCTCGCAGTTGAGGCGCTGCATTTGCGACCTCGACCACTCTGTTTGAGCTTTCGTGAAGGTCTTTGCGTCCTTCGCTGCGTTGAGAATCGCCTGACCGATTTGCTCGGCCTCAAACGACCACAAATCGGCGGAACACAACGATTCATCACAGACGTAGATCCGTACGGAGGTGCCTTCTCGCGTCACCGTAGCGATGTGCGCGCTGTCCTTGTCATGGGTGTTGTCGAAGTAGTCCTTCTCCCACGGCATGCCGACGATCTCGGCAATGGCGTCCTGAGCGGCGGCATCAATTTTTACTGTCTGACTCATTCCTCATCCTCCCACAGGGCGTATCTAGCGGTCACATCCTTATGCCCAAAGGCGTTTAGCCGGCCGTCCCAAAAAATCGGCAGCCGGTGGAACGAGCCGAACGGGATGAAGTCGTGCCCGTCGAAAACCGCAAACCCCTGAAAAAGCGTCTTGCCGTAGTACGGTTCCGGTGTGCCAGTGTTTTGATCCTTTTCTTTGACTTCGAGCCTGAGCGGCAAGCCGCGCGGCGGCGTCGTGTCCGGGAAGTATTTCCATTGCGTCATGCTTCGTCATCCTCATCCCACGGGCGGAATCGGTGAACTACAACTTGTTTCGACAGGTAGTCACGCCACTCACGCCCATCAAACTTCGCAATGTGTCGAATCTTGTGCTCTATTGCATTTACGTCGGTCTCGCACCGCATCCATACGCCTTCCGGCGGCTCGACTTCTGGGAAAGCGTTCCATCCGTGCGGGTTGTACCTGTGAATCTCTTTGACTTCGTCATCAAAGAAGGCCAAGTTGAACCGATGCAGGTCGAATCCTGGGCTTTCTAGCTTTTCACCGAACTCGACGAAGATCATGCCGTCGTCATGATTTGCGTGTTGGAGTCTCTTCGAGAAGTCTCCATCACTAAGTGCATCCAGTTGCACTTGAAGGTTCTTATCTTTGAGGCGGAACGTCATTCTTCATCTCTCCATTTCTTCAGTAGTTCTTCTTCCTCGATCCGATCGAGCTGCCGGTCGACCTTCAGCACTTGGCACTTGCCGATCTCTTCGGCAAGCTCAGGGAAGAGGAGCTCGAGTTGCTCGATCATGATCAGCGTGTCGGCGAACTCTTCGGCCATCTGCTTGAAGTGGAGTTTCGTCGGGCGTTGAGAGTAGCGCATGACGGCAGACGTGGCTTCGGAGAGCTCTTCAGCCGTTTTGCTCAGCTGGCTCATGGGGCCGTAGTGTTCGGCGATGCTGCGGAGTTTGCTGGCGTAGGTTGTCCGTTTCACTTGATCTCCTTTGCTTTCTCATGCTCGGCCAGGTCACTGGCTGACATCAGCTTGTAGGTGGTGATGTAGCGTCGGAGATCGAGGCGGGCGCCGAACTTCTCGTCAAGCCAGTTCTCGCCGTCCCACTTCACGATCAGTGTGAAGACGTCAGAGGGATTGTCGCGGGGCACGAAGCGCATGGCGTACATGCCGACGTTCTTCGGGATGATGAGCGGCCATTCGTAGGGATATGGGTCAATCATTTTTTACCTCTGTTTTCAGTAGAAAAACTCGGATGGTGTTGTCTGGCTGTTTCATGCATTTGCATTGAAAGCCGGTGAAGACAGGGCTTGCCAGATGCGGGTCAAGGATGTTGGATGCACCATGGAACGCTCTATGGATTGCACTTGCTACGCTCGTGGCAGCCATGTCCTCGCAGTCGAAGATGAAGGTGTTGGAGAAGGGCTGCATGTCGCGTAGCTTCTTCAGAACGCGAGGCCATACGCTGAAGTCTCGAGGTCGACGCTTGATTGGACTTTCCTTGGCCGGTCGTTCGACCTTACGCTCGATGTGTGGCTCTTCAATGGCTTGTTTGTCCTCGATGCTCGTGAGGATGTCGTCATGGGCACACTCGAGACTTGAGACGGATCCAGCATCAAGACCGTATGCTGGGAGTCTTACGTACACTTCCAAGCCCGTCAGCGGATAGGTCGCTTTGATGAGCAGCCCCTTTTCGTCGATCGTTGGAGGGCATTTGGTCAGCTCGCTGACGATTTCCAAGAGCGCGATGCTGACGTAGCACGTCCTCTCTTCTGAGAGCTTTCCGATCATTCGTCCCATAGCTATCTCCTTTTCTTGGGGTTGGACAATTTGGCTGCAGAGTTGCAGGCCTCATCGTGAATCTTTTTCCGTAGTTCTCTGATGTCATCGAGCAGTAGCTGAACGGTGTACTGGAGACCTTCTGCCAAGCGTTCGCTTTCCTGAGCAGCGATGCTCATCTTTGAGAGGCTCCTTGGCTTGCCTTCTTGCCGGATGCTATAGATCTCAGAGAACTTCCTGATGAGGGCGTCTGCCTGGGCATTGATGGAGCAGGCGCGATCAGACAGGCGATCTGCGTGGATGCAGGGCGTTGAAGCCTTCGGTTTGATGGGACGCCATTCGGCGTAAAGCGGTGTCATCACGCTGCCCCCAAGATCACGTCATAGATGTAGACGGCGGAGCCGGCCAGGGCGCCGAGGAAGCTGCCAATGGCGACACCTGCCGCTGCGAGGAATACGACGAGCCCGACGAATCCAACGAGGAATTCGCAGAAGAGTAGAAAGTCTTTGAGCATGTTCTGGCTACAGATGGTTGGTTGATCTAGGTAAGCGCTCTTCCTGAGGGCTGACAATGCTCGGACGGAACCGGAACGAGCGAAGGGAGGAAGAGCGCTTGCCAAGATGCCCTCAATGAGGGCCGGAGGTCAGCAGATGTACTCGATGAGCTGTGGATGGTCTTTCGCGATTCTGAGGAAGACCATCTTTCGAATGTCGTCTTCAGTTGTGCTGGCCGGAACGGAGAAGCTGATGGGCATGAGGACTGTGCTGATCTCTCGACCGCTCCAGAGGTTGAAGGCCGTCATGCCGTAGCGCACGATCATGTGCGTCTTGAGGGTCTCGTTCGGAAAGTCCTCCATTGACCAACTCAGGCGATAGCCGACACGACCGACCTCATGGATTTGCTCCCGGTAGACGATCATTCCGTCACGCATGCGGATCTCCTTTCAGGACAGATGAGGTCGATGTACTGCGGGTATTCATCGCAGATGATGCGGATGATCTTTTCAAGTGCTTCTCGACCGCTGATGTCGCATGCGACGTGAATCTTTCGTAGGGGTATCAGCTGCTCGATGTCCTCCAACGTCCTGAGGTCGAAAGAGTGAAGGTCGAAGATGAGGCGACAGAGCCGTCCCTCTCGTTCTCCGAGCCAGGTGAGGTTGTAGCCGACACCGTTGACCGTGCGGATTCGACGACCTTGGGTAATGGGGTGTGACATTGAGTCCTCCAGTAGGGTCAGATGGCGCCGAGCATGAGGAGCGTCAATGCCGCGGTCGCTGGAATGGCTGCGAGTAAGGCGAATCCAAATCGAAGCTCGCGACGGTCTTCTTCCTCGGAGCAGAGCGGTCCGCGGTAGTCCTGGTCCGGGGCGCCGAAGACGAAGCGGGAAAATGCCGGCGGAAGGTGGGCGACCATGCGAAGAAGCGTTGTCATTTGGAGCTCCTTTCAGGGGAGGTGAGAATGGGGGTGTAGACGTCGGGGTCAAACCAGTTTTCACGTAGAGTCACCACGGACGCAGATTCGAGAGGGTTGGCAGCGCCGATGGGGCCATCGCAAAGGCACACCACCAGCGACGGGTCAACCGTCTCTAGCGCCGCCTTCAGTTGACCGACAGTGAGGCGGCCATATTCGACGGCACGCGAGAGGCAGCCTCTGGTTGCGCGCTTATGGTTGAGCACGATGGCCTGCTTGCGAGCGGGTTTGTTGTCGGTGTTGTTCATGATGGATTCCCGAATTGCTGGGCTCTCCTCGCAGTGAGAAGATGGATGGTGAAGCAATTACCCAACCACTCACTGGAGGAGATACTTATGACTTCAAATGACAATGGCAAGAACGCGTTTACCAGCGATGAAGCGACGAAGATCATCTGCACTGCGCTTACGAACGGCTCCCTTGTGCTTCCGCTTAACAAGAAGCTTCAGGACCTTGGCCTTGTGCAGTTCGTCAAGCTTTGCGCCGGCAAAAACGTCATCAACGACGAGGACGACGTTGAAGAGGTGCTTCGGCAGGCGCTCATCCACTGGGAGGGCGAGAAGCTCGCGGCGTTTGCGCGCGCGGATGCTCTTTACCTTCTTGCTCTCCGGAAGGCGTTGACCGAGGGAATCACTGAGAAAGAAGCCCAGAGGATCCTCTTCTCTTGGGGCTAGTCGCCCGTGGAGCTCCTCGAGGGTGTCGAGGAGATCAGGGACCCCCATGCGGTAGCAGTTATTTCGGAACGACTTCACGAAGGCTGCGCATTGACTTTTCCAAATGTCGATCGCGGCCTCTTTGCTTATGCGCTTGATTTGGTCGGTCATGCCGCCCTCCTTTCTGACACGGACTGCTTCGCACCCGGTTCAAGGATCGGATCTAGGTTCTCGTCTGCGGCAATTGCACATACAAGTGCGGTGCGGGCGACAGTGTCAGCGAGAAAGCCGATCGAGAAGTACGTCTCGTCGCAGTAAATGCGTTCTGAGAGTGTCCAGGTCAGCAGGTCCTGCATGGCTGTCTTCTTGATGTCGAGGACGAGGCGGGAGTATTCGTCTCGGATGTCATCGCTAGGAAATGCGGGGGCGCCTGCGAGCTCTGCCGCCATTCTGGTCCGCACGAGCTTGTAGTACTCGTGCTTGCGGGCTAAGGCGATGTAGGGGCGCATGAAGGCGCTCGTCAGGGCAAGTTGGTCAGTGGTGTCGGTCATGGTTCATTCCTCAAGTTCGATGTCATCTGCGATGTCGTTGAGCCAGACAGCGGTGTTCTTGATCTTGTTGGCTTCGTCGAGAAGGTTGAGGACGTCTCCGCGAACACAGAGGCTGTAGGCGTGGCGCAGCAGTCGGCGGACGATAAACAGACGGCGACATTCATCGGTATCAAGCTCTGCGGCCGGGAGGTCGGAGAAGTGCTTTTCAAGCTTCTTGCGGATGGCTTGGACGTCGAGCGCCGTGGTGGAGAGAGTTTCAGTGTTTGTCATGAGAAAACTTTCCGCGTGAATGTGTAGAAGCAGATAGATCTGATGGATCCTTCGCGAGTAAATATATCAGCGATAGTTGAGCGAATCAATGTCTTCGACAGATTTCGTGACCTAATTTCGTATATCGTTGATATACGTCAAAGCCAAAAAAAAAGCCCCGCAGGGCGAGGCTTGAGTGTAAGTTGCGGAGAGTCAGCGCCTGCGGTAGCGGCGCCGATGTTCGATAAGGACGCCTATGATCGTGCAGGGGGTCTTGTCGCTGTAGATGGTCGGAAAGTCTTCGTTAAGGGGGACAAGTTCGAAAATTTCGTGGCCGTTTTCGTCGTAACCTCTTGGGCGGTACTTCTTGAACGTAGCCTCGGGATCATCTACATGGCAGTCTGCCTTTGCGGCCACGACGAAGTCGCCTGGTTGCGGAGAGATGGAAGGGTCAAAAAGCACGGTGTCGCCTTCTTCAAAATCGGGCGTCATGGACCGGCCTCTGACGATCATGGCGAAGACATCGTCAGACAAGTCGTCGTCTCCAGTGATGTAGTCCCCGACGTCAATTGCCTTGAGCTTGTCACTGACTTGACCTTGGCCTGTCAGGCCCCCGGCTTGTACATACGAGAGAATTGGGATCTTTTTGTTTTGTCGAGACGGGGCGACCGAAATGTTGAGGTCTATTCCTTGAGGGATCCCTAGAGCCTCCGCTTCTGCTGCAAGACGAGTGGAGAACTCTGCAATGTTCACTCCCAAGAGTTTCGCCATCTTTGCTGCGAAATTTACATTGAGTGGACGCCTACCATTGAGGTACTGCCACAGATTCCCGGGAGTCCCAAAGCCGTACTTGAGTGCGAACGCTTTCTGGGAAAGTGGACTCTTTTTGATGAAAAGCTCTTTCAGTTTCTTGCATTCGGATTCTTGGGCAGGGGTAAGCATGGCAGTCTCCTGTGAATATACCGATGATATAGCAATATTTGTATAGCTATGACTTGCTGTTGTTGGCAATCAATGATATATTTGCGGCTATGAAAAACCTAGCTTTCGAAGCCGTTTGTCAATTCTTCGGCTCCCAAAAAAAATTGGCCAAGGTTTTGGGCGTCACACCGGCGATGATCAACCATGTTGTCACGTGCAGGCGCCCAATACCTGAAAACTGGTGTCCCATCATCGAACGCGAAACGGCAGGACGGATCCGATGTGAACAGCTACGCCCTGACGTCGATTGGGCAGTCCTCCGCCAACCGATCGCAAAAAAGGATTCGTAATGTCCGACTACGACAACACAAGGTACTACTGGCTTCAGCTACGTGAAGAGTTTTTTGAGAGCGACGAAATCGACTGGCTTGAAGAGCAGCCGAATGGCCCCGCCCAGGTGCTCTTCTACCTGAAGCTGTGCCTCAAATCACTCAAGACGAACGGGCTGCTGGTCCGCAGGGTGGGTCAGATGCTCATCCCGTATGACGCAGAAAAGCTCGCCGACTTCACTGGATCCGACGTCAACACTGTCCAGTGCGCAATCGTAAATCTGAAGATGTGCGGGCTTGTTGAGGTCTTGGAAGACGGGACGATTTTCATGGCCCATCTGTCCAACTTGATCGGTTCAGCCAGCGGCGGCGCCTTAAAGAAGCAACAGCAGAGAGCCCGCCGCGAGTTGGCCAAAAGTGCCTGTCGCCCAGTGGTGGACGATGAGGTTGACAAAGGGGTGGACAAATGTCCACCAGAGTATAGAGATAAGAGATTAGAGACTAGAAGGGAGGATATGGGTGGAAATTCGGCGCCTCTTGACGACTATGACCTGATCGCCGACGAGGTCGGCTCTGAGTTCGACGTTGTCGAACCCCCGCCCGAACCGCCCGCGTGCAACGAGGAAAAGGATCAAGGCTCACGCATGCCGCCGTGTCCCTACGACCGGATCGTGACCCTCTACCACGAGATCCTGCCTGAGCTCCCCCGAGTGGCCACGCTCACATCCAAGCGCAGAAGCTGGATCACGGCACGCTGGCGCTCTGTCTGCACGACCGAGAAGGTCGCGAGTCAGGCTGACGGGCTTGACCTCTTTCGGGGGTACTTTTCCTTGGTACGAAAAAGCCCCTTCCTGATGGGGTTGAAGCAACCAGGAAAGGGCCATAGCAGAACGTTCAAGGCCGACTTGGAGTGGCTCATGAACGAGTCAAATTTTACCAAAGTCGTGGAAGGGAAGTATGCGTGATGACGACATCGCAGGTCGCTGATGCCGGCACGGCCCTGATGGGTTCCCTTGGCGGTTTCTGTGCGGTGATCTTCCTGCTGATTTTCTTCTACGTCGTCTTCGAGTTCGTCAATCTGCTGATTTGCGTGGGCGGGACGGTCAAGACCTTCGTCAGAAGGATGTTGGGAATCAAGCCGGCGCAAAGCGGGGCGACCAAAAGGCGCGAGGAGCTGGATGAGCCGCAAATAGAAAACCTCGTGGACTGGACCGCGAATAGTTTGTACTGGCGATCGTCAGCGTCTAGGACGACAGTCTTCGAGCTTGATTGGGGCGAAATGGTGTATGTCAGCAGAGTTTGGCGGGAGTTGGCGCCGGTGATCCGGTCGGCTGTCCACTTTCCCTCGTTGGACTCGTATTCGAAGTCGGATGCTCTTCCGGCGCAGACAAACACCCAGTACTCGTCATTGAACCTTCCGGGTGGGGAGCTTTCGATGGTTAATTCCACGATGTACTGCCCCACTTCGGAGACAGTGCCAGGGGGGGCGGATGATGGTTCTTATCGATGGGAACAGATGTGATGGAAGGGGAGAAAGCTTGACGTCGGCAGACAAGGATGAACTTCCAGGTCAAGCCGATACAAAAGGCAATGAGAGGACGGCCGCCCAATCGGCCAGGCTCATATCGAACATGAACATCTTTCTCCGTGGGGTGGTTGATGGACTGTGTTGGGGAACACACCTCAATCATCCCACGGAACCAAATAAAAGGAGTTGCCGCTATGGCAGGGTTTCTTTCAAAAGCGATCAGCGAACAGAAAGCGCGGACGCGTCCGGATGCTGATGAGGGCAACGGTTCCTACATGGTGCCGACGTCGATGGCGTGTCCGGCTGCCGGCTGTCCGTTCCCGTGCGATACGGGGCGCAACGGTCGGTTCCTTTGCTCATTCCATACGGGCGTGCAGTCGCAGTACTGGCCGCTCGTCACGGAGATTCTGCAAAGGTATTGGGCCGTCTGGCAGATGGCCATCATTCACTACCAATGCTTCAACGACTTGGAGGCAGCGACTGAAGTGATTCACCAGATCAACGCGGATCCCGTCATGCGGGCGGCAGGCATCGAGATGCTGAGTGAGGCCGAGATGAAGGCGATGTATGGGCGCGGATCTGGCCACTTCCCGCTCGACATCATCTCGACAATGATCCATCGTGAGATCGAAGTTGGGATCGCCAAGAAGCGCGAGCGTGACGCCGGCAAGAAGCAGACAAGGCCGTCGGCTGCAGAGCGTGTACGTTCGCTTTGTCAGCGTATCGGTCATCGTGCGGCGCCGATGGCGGAGCCGGTTTGAGGAGTGGAAATGGAATGGTAGTCGTCGAAGGGGAGCCGATCGGTAAGGGGCGCCCTCGGGTGAGCTCGAGATCCGGCACTGTCTACACGCCTAGGAAGACTGTTGCGTATGAGGATGCGCTGCGCTTCGCTGCAAAACTGTCAAAAGATCGGCTTGGTACGGCCCCGGCTATTGCGATCATTCGAGCTTTCTCTGAACCGCCGACATCATGGTCGCAGAAGAAAAAGAAGGTGGCAGTCGGCGGCCTGGTTCAGAAGATCACGAAGCCGGATATCGACAATGTCGTGAAGTCGGCTCTGGACGGCATTCAGGATGTGTGCTTTGACGACGACAGACAGATCGTTGCATGCGTTGCCATCAAAGCCTATGACGTTCGGGCGAGGCTCGAGATCGAGCTCCTTGCGATCAAAGATGAGGGAGAGGTGCTCATCGCGCAGGGTGAGGGCAGAAGCTTCGAGGGGTGTTCGCTTGAGGATTTGCTGGCAAAGGTACTGGGAGGTAATTGTGGAGCGGGACTGGCAGACTGTGAAGAGACTGGAGAACTGGCTGAGGGTCTTCGCGCCGCGTAGGGCAGTCTCGTCATGGGGGCGAGCGCCATTCCTTGCGTTGGAGGAAACCCTTTTGAGGGAATATGGACGCGATGAGAATGCCCCGTGTAGGGCGGCGCCGTCAAAACAGTTGGATATGGCTGATGCGGAAAAGGTCGAGGCGGCTCTTTGCTCGCCTCTCATGCCTGCTATCGAAAGGAAGCTCATCACGACCTTCTATCTTGCTAAGGACGTCCAGTGGTGGCGCGAAGATCGGCTGTGCGGTCGGGGAGGGACTGGGAGGCGGCGGGCAGCCGATGACCTGATGGCGGCCGAGTGGCTGTTAGGGAATCTCCTGAGACGTCTTTACGATGCGTAGCCTATGATTTCTTGAGCTGAAGTAGGTGAAATGGCGAGTTGGTGTAGTTCGCCTTTTTTATTTGATTGGTTCAAGAGATCAGGAGCAAACATGGAGTTGGAAAGCATTCGTGCATACGATGCCCGTGAGCATTTGGCCTTCAATGGTCGCAGGATCAAAGAGAAGGCCTTCCGTAGCCTGTCAGGGTTGTTGCGAGGGATTTGCGTTGACGGTGTTGTCAACCAAGAGGAGCAGACGGAACTCTGGGAATGGATTCGTAAAAATGCTCATTATGCAAAGTACCATCCGTGGGATCTTGTGATCAATCATCTGGAGGACTATCTTCGAGACGGAAAGATCGATCCAGAAGAGATCGAAGACTTGGTTTGGCTCGCTGACAGACTCTCGGAATGGACAGATATCGATGACCTCATAAAGGATCGTATCCAGGAACTCCATGGGATTTTCCATGGAATACTTGCAGATAGACAACTGTCAGACGAGGAGATCAATTCTCTTCGTGATTGGGTCTTCGAACATGATTACCTTGCTGGCAGTTACCCATATGACGAGATCTCGTCGATACTGGTCAATGCCTTGACGGATGGTAATGTCACTCATGAAGAGCGCGAACAGATCATGACCTTTATGGGGGAGTTCATCGACTTCAATGAATCGGCCACCTTGTCGAAGGAACGCTTTTTGGAGCTCAAGCAGAAGTATTCGATCAAGGGAATTTGCGCTGTTGATCCAGAGGTGGAGTTAGAGGGAAAGACGTTCTGCGTGACTGGTGAGTTTGAGAAGGCGAGCCGAGAAGAGGTTTGTCGCCGCATTCTGGATGCGGGTGGCCTGGTGAAGATGACTATCTCAAAGAAGATCGACTATCTTGTCGTCGGGAACGCCGGTAACCGGAGCTGGGCCTTTTCGTGTTATGGTCGGAAGGTTGAGCAGGCCGTGAAATTGAGAAAGGAAGGCGCTAAGTTAGTGATCGTCTGCGAACGGGATTTCTGGGATGCACTCGGATGCCCCCTTGTTTAAGTAACTAAATGTAAAAAGAGGGGTGCAGACCTTGAATGGGGTTCCTTATACTCGGTTCATGAACTAGTACGAAGCTGTGAATCAGCCAACTTGAGCGCACGCGCAGGCCGAAGTGTATCTGTAGCAAGCGCTCAAGGCGCTAGTTCTTCTCTGAGTCGCGGCCGCAAGGGTGACATCGAGAAACTCCGAAGAAAGACGAAAAGGGCGACTTCGAAAGAGGCCGCCCTTTTTCTATTGATGGTTCGCTACCTTAGGGCAGTTTGCTCCGAGGTCGGGGCGGGGAGAAATCCTCGCCCTCTCTAATTACTTGGGTTACCTATGAAGAAAGCTATTGTGGCGGCCATTGCGGTCGCCTTTTTCGTTTCTACAGCTGCGGAAGCACGAGGTGGTCGAGGCTTTAGCGGCGGTCGATCTTTCTCCCGTCCTGCTCCGGCCAGAACCTATGCACCTAAGAGCACGACTGTCGTGAAGAAGAACACGACCGTCATCAACCAGACGGTTAACAGCTCCGCCACGTCAAGCGGCGGCGGGTTCTGGTCTAGCGTCATGGGTTCGGCTGTCGGCTCGACGGCGGGTTCTATGGCGGGCAATGCCATTTACGACTCCATGACGAAGGACGACAAGGAACAGCAGGCCGCACAGCCCGCACAACCGCAGGTCATCTACGTTCCCGTCGATCAGAACGGAAAGCCGATCCCGCAGGCTCAATAAAACAACCCCCGCAAGGCGAAGAAACCTCACGGGGGTTTTGTTGCCTGCGATTATTTGCGAGGCTTGCTGTCAACGCTGTCCCAGACAATCATCGTCCGACGCGCCCCTTGGATATTCTCTCCGTTGGTCTGGTAGAACGAACCAGAGGACGTACTGGACGTGATTGGCTTGGGAGGTTGAGGTCTTGGTGGTGGGGCTTTCTTGTTTTCAGCCATCAGCACTCCTAATAATGATCGGCCAAGAAGGAAACAGTAGCCCCAGCCAGGCCGAGAGCGGCAGAGGTTACAAGGTACAAGTTCAAGTCTCGAATCTTTTTCCCTTTCTCTGAGTGAATGTCTCTCAGGTACTGGACGGCACCTTCTAGCTCCCTGATCCAATTCTGCTTGACCGCAAAGGGCTTGCCGGATTCGTCGTCGCCATACGCTTCACATAGAAGTTCGTAGTACGACGGTGCGACAACCGGGCGAAGCCCTCCACGCTCTCCAAGAAGAAGCCGCGTCCCTTTGATGAAGGCGAAGCAGGCTAGAAGCGCGGCAACGGTCAATGCCGACAGGGAGAGTGCGTCACACAGGGACAACTCTGAAAACTTGAATGACTTTGTCGCAAGAACCGCACCAATGGCGCTGGCAATGATGGCAGCGAGCCAAAGGTAGTTCTTGATGATGTCCAGTTGAGTTTTGTGGTGATCTGAGGAAAAAAGCTTGTGTTCCTCGAGTAGCTTGTTGAGCACAACGTCGGTAAACGCTTCGTACTCGCTCCAACTCGTTTGGCTGTCTGATGATGTCGATTGCATTCTTTCTACTGGTTTGCTTGTTAGTTGCTTTCCCATTCTATTCTCGTTGAACAAAAGCTCGACGGGATAGCCTTTGGTCTGAAACACAAGAATGTACCAAGACAAACACCGCGAGGTTGTTCACCTCACGGGGTTGTTTTTTGGTTCATCTCGGAAGTCCGTGGAACGCGGCCTTCCGAGATGAACCTTTTATTCAGGTGAAGGATGCCGATCTTGACTCTCTGCAAGTATCCAGGCTGCCGCAAGCCGGTCCCGCTTGGCGCCAAGTATTGCGTAGCTCACAAGGCCGCAGGCGAGGCTCGTGAGGCGAAGTTCGCGGCTGAGCGAGAAGCGCACAGAACCAAGCGCACAGGTAGTTCGACTGCTCGAGGTTATGGCTACAAGTGGCAGCGCATTCGAGCTCGAATCCTGGCAGCGCATCCGCTATGTGTTGAGTGTGAGAAGCGCGGGATTATCAAGTTGGCGACCGACGTCGACCACATCAGGCCGCACAAGGGGAATCCTTTCCTCATGTGGGACGAAGAAAACCTCCAACCTTTATGCCATGAGTGCCACTCGCGCAAGACGGCAAGAGAGGATGGAGGTTTTGGGAATGGAGGTTAATGATGCTTAACCTTGTTGTTATTGCTTTAGCTTTCGTAGTGGCAATAGGGCTGATCTACGGATACTTTTGCTTTTGCGCTCTTTCGATACGAATCAACGAATTAGAAAACTATCTAGGGATTCGCAGTGCTCGTAAGGCCGCAAGAGGAAACAAAATTGAGCCCTAAGTCTGTCAAGGTAATTAAACCTTTTTGTATGTCGGTTGTATTACCTCGGCTTTCTGTGACTTTCAATGCTTCTATTGCGGTTGTCGACTCTTCTAGTGGCTTGTAAATTCCGTCCTTAATTAACAATGTCGCCCAATCAAGCTTGGCTAAGCCTAATGTTTCTAAGTGGTTTAGGTACGAAGGAACTAACGAGGAGTGAATGCAACCAGCTTTCTCCCCTATGTCTGAATACAGGGGAACGCAATCGTTGAATCCTTCTTTCAACTTTTCTCTTATTGAAATGATTGGGTAGTTCCTAGTGGCAGAAAGAACCTGAAGAATCTTTGCTTCGTCTGAACAAAGAAGCTTTAGGGTTTGGGCGTGGTGCTTTAGTAGCCCGTTTGCAGTTCTTGAATCCATAGCCGAACCGAGTAGGTTAACAAATCCTTCTCTTAGTGTTTCTTCGTCTATGCAGAACTCAAGCCCATCACTGATTGAACGAACAACGCCAAAAGACGGTTCGATTCTGTTTTTTGGTGGAATGGCAGAGACTCTTCTTTGCATAGCTTCTGATGTAGCTTTGAATTGCAAGATTTTCTTGTTAGCCCACTCTTCTACTGGTAGACCAATGCCTGCGTAGAGGGCTTTCGTAAGGCTACCGCACAGTTGACCTCCCCAGTAAGAGGCCGGGACACTTAGATTTTCGATGGCTTTGTCTACTGATGGTGGTGTATCAGGCAGTTGGACGTTTAATAGCGAGTTGTCTGAGATGTTTATTAACGGGTTTTCGGACACTTGATATCTCCTTTAGGTGGGGCGGGTTAAAAGTAATCAGCAAACATATTCTAGACCGCGCCCCCAGCTCAATTTTTACGCGTGCATTTCGTGGAGTTTTTGATGCCTCGCCCTTCAAAGTCTGATGCTGAGAAAGCCGCGACAGGCACGCTTCAGCCGTGTCGACGCGCTCGGCAAATCGCAGTCACAGACGCGACTTTGACTACTACGCCGCCTGTCGGCCTGACGAAAGATGCGCGTGAAGCGTGGCAACTCGCAATCACTTGCGCCCCAAGAGGTGTGCTGACTGCGCTTGACGCGACGGTGCTTGAGCGCTGGGCGAGAAACTACGCGACGTATCGCAAGATCGCGAAACAGCTGGATCACGAAGACATGGTTCTGACGAATGAGACGGGTGTGCAGCTGAATCCGCTCTTCAATGCACTCGTGAAAATTCAGCAGGTGCTCGCAGCCTGTGAAAAAGAGCTCGGATTCACGCCTGTCTCGCGCGCGCGTGTGAAGGTTGATACAAAGGAAGAGGAGCAGGACGAATACGATGGCTTCTAGAGACTATTGCGGGATCGCCAGGCAGTACGCCGCGGATGTTCTTGGCGGGAAGATTCCTGCCTGCAAGTGGGTAAAGCTGGCCGCTGATCGGCAGCTGGCTGACTTGAAGACCTATGCAGGCAGCAGATCCCCATATGTCTTCGACGAAAACGAGGCCAATCGAGTCTGTAAGTTCATCGAGCTTCTCACCCACACGAAGGGCGAGCTTGCCGGCACTCGCATCCATCTTGAGCCTTGGCAGGTTTTCATTCTGACGACGGTGTTCGGCTGGTTGCGTCGAGCTGACCGCGCGCCCGTGGGTCGGGGGGAGCCTATGTTGAAGTGAGTCGCGGAAACGGCAAGTCTACTTTGTGCTCTGGGATTGGCCTCTATTGCCTATTGGCTGATCGAGAGGGCGGTGCCGAGGTCTACAGCTTCGCCACCACGCGAGACCAAGCGAAGATCGTCTTCGGTGACGCGAAGGTGATGGCTGAGCGGAATGCGCCGCTACGGAACAAGTTCGGGCTTCAGGTGCTGGCGAACGCGCTCTACGTGCCGACCAGCAATTCGACCTTTCAGGCGAAGTCCGCAGAAGGCTCGACCCTTGACGGCTTGAATACTCACTTGGCCATCATCGATGAGCTGCACGCCCACAAGACGCGAGCCGTCTACGACGTGGTCGAAACGTCGACCGGCAAGCGCAAGAACTCGCTGATGTTCGTCATTACGACGGCGGGGTTCGATACGTCGGGCATCTGCTACGAAGTTCGAACGATGGTCACGAAGGTGCTCGAGAAGAGCGTCGTGGACGAGACGCAGTTCGGGATCATCTACGGTCTGGATGAAGGCGACGATTGGACGACTGTCGAAGCTTTGGAGAAGGCGAACCCGAACTGGGGCATTTCCGTACGTCCTGAAATCATCACCTCCCTGATGAAGAAGGCGATCGCGCTTCCGAGCGCTGTCAACAACTTCAAGACCAAGCACCTGAATATCTGGTGCTCCGCTTCGTCGGCCTGGATGGACATGCAGGCCTGGGAAGCGGGCGAGATCAATGTCGATCGAAGCGACTTCGAAGGTCAGCCCTGCTACATCGGCTTGGACGTCGGAGCAAAGAACGACGTCACGGCCAAGGTGCTTCTCTTTCCGGTCGGCAAGTCCTTCGTTGTCTTCGCCGACTTTTATTTGCCTGAGGCCGCCGTCGAGAAGTCGACCAACTCTCAGTATCGAGGTTGGGTCGAGGAAGGCTGGATCACGCAATCCGGCGGTGCGATGACGGACCTCGCCCGCATCGAAGAGGATATCCGTGACGACTTGTCACGCTTTGATGTGAAGGGCATCGCCTATGACCCGTGGAACGCGCTGCAGCTCGCTACTAACCTCGGGAACGACGGTGCTCCTATGGTCGAGTATCGGAACACGGTCCAGAACTTTTCGGATCCGATGAAGTCGCTCGAGGCGCTGGTCCAGGACAAGCGCGTGAACCATGACGGGAATCCCGTTCTCCGATGGATGATGGGAAACGTCGTGGCCAAGCTCGATGCGAAGGACAACATCTTTCCAAGGAAGGAAAGGTACGAGAACAAGATCGACGGCGTAGTCGCCTTGATCATGGCTCTGGGGATCTCCAGCACGGCGGATGAAGCCAATCCGTTCGACGACATTGAGGAGTCTTCGGAGTCCGTATTTATTGAGTGGTAGGAATGTTCGTAAAACGTTTGATCAATTGGGTGGCCGGATGGGGCGGTCCTCTCGGCACTGCGTCCGGGCAGCAGATCCCTATGCCGGTCTCGCCCATCATCGAGCAGACGAAGACGGTCACGCCGGACGCGGCCCTGCAGATCTCTGCAGTCTTCGCATGCGTCGAGCTTCTTGCTCAGACCATCAGCACGCTGCCACTCTACGTCTACCGCGATACGGCTGACGGCGGCCGCCATCCAGACAAGCAAAGCCGTCTGTGGATGCTGCTTCATGACCGTCCAAATGCCTGGATGACGCAAAACGAGTTCATCTCTGCGATGGTCGTCAACCGCATGCTACGAGGCAATGCCTACGCCCAGATCATTCGAGACGGCGAGGGAGAGCCGGTAGCTCTGATCCCCCTCTCACCGGATCAGATGGAGGTGTCTATCGTCGAAGGCGGTGAGGTCTACACGTACTATCAGGACGGGTCAATCGCCGTAATCGCCCCCGAGAACATGATTCATTGGAAAGGCCTTGGCAATGGGTTCATCGGACTCTCGAGGCTCGAGTACATGCGGGCCACGACGGATGAGGCGATCTCTGCTCAGGACAACGCGACGCGTCTTTACGGATCCGGATCGAAACCGTCCGGCGTTCTCTACACTGATTCGACGCTTGATGATAAGCAACTGAAGGCGGTATGCGAACGCTTCAAGGGAATGACGGCAAAGGGCGGCGGTCTGTACGTGGTCGACCGCGGCCTCAAGTACACGCAGCTCTCGCTCACGCCGGCCGACGCTCAGCTTTTGCAGACTCGCCAGTTTAGCGGCCAAGAGATCTGTCGAGCTCGCACCGTT